AGTATCACCCCTTCATGTTAGTATATCAATAACGCTGCCTTTTGTCAATTAAAATAATATCATTCGCTGCCAAAAAGCAGCGAATGTGAGATCTAGTCTTTTTTATAAAATTTGGTTTCGTACCCGTCGCCGCGGATCAGGATGTCCGGCATCCAGTCAGGTGTTTTACTCATGAGGGACGAGATGTTCTCGATGGTGGTATTCTCTGGGCATTCGATGATAAGTTCATCATGGACGTGTCCACAGATCTGCTGATCGGAGAGGTTTTGCATGGCGTAGCAGAGAAGATCCCGAGAGACTGCCTGGACGATGTTCTCTACAAATTTCGGGCCGTAAGATTCGATGCGCTCCCATTTCTTGGTGGAGCCGACGCCTTCATAGGTGACAGATTCGCCACCAAAACGGTTTTCTCCAATACGGGGTTTCACATAACTGAGAAGCCTGCCAGAGGGGAGCTTGATGAAGAGCATGCCGCTTTTGTAGAAGAACTGTATGCCACGGACCTCTGTTTGGGTACGCTGCTTGATGGTGGTTTTTACGGCATTGTCTACGTCCCACCAGAATGCAGTGATCATGGGATTAGAGGCACGCCAGGAATCTACCAGAGGCTGCAGTTCTTCCTCAGATAATCCCATTTCCAAGGCACCCATGGATTTTAGGGCACCGACAGATCCACCATATCCCAGGGCAAGCTCTGCAATCTTACCTTTTTGTCTGAGGTGACCATTGATACCATGCTTTTCAACCGGAACACCAAACATCTGAGAGGCAGATGCACAGTAGATATCTTTTCCTTCTGCAAATACTTTGGATCTCCACTTTTCACCGGCAAGGTGTGCCAGGACTCTTGCCTCGATAGCAGAGTAGTCGCTGACGATGAATTTATATCCAGGCTTTGCAATGAAGGCGGTGCGGATCAGCTGGCTGAGGGTATCTGGAATATCATCATAAAGAAGATCCAGCGTGTCATAATCACCGGTGCGAACCAGTTCTCTTGCCTCTGCCAGATCGGACATGTGGTTCTGAGGGAGGTTCTGCAATTGGATCAGTCTGCCTGCCCAGCGACCGGAACGATTGGCACCATAGAACTGGAACATGCCGTGAGCACGGCCGTCCTTGCAGACAGCATTTTGCATAGCTTGGTATTTCTTTACAGAGGATTTTGCTAGTTGGAGGCGTAGCTTTAATGCTTCGGCGATGTCTCCGTCAGTATCCTTTAGGAGGGCGGCAACATCCTTTTTACCAAGAGATTCTGCTTCCACACCATTCTCTGAAAGCCATTGCTTCATTTGAACTACGCTGTTTGGATTCTCCAGATTGGTCAGATTCTGCATGGAGATCATCAGAGCTGTTTTGGATTTCTCATCAAAGGCGATGGCATTTTTTACCACATCCATGTCCAGCATAATGCCACGGTCATTGATTTCCTGATCCAGGTGATATTCCGCCCAGACAGATTCCGGTATCGGGAACTTTGACAGGCGCTGTTTGATGGCAAGTTCGACTTCCACATCTCTTTTATTGTAGGCCTTGAAGGTTTTCCATTTGTCGGGAGCATGCTCAGGGAGATTTCTGGTTCTGCCGCCGTTTGCCTTGGTGGGCTTGCAGGGGCAACAGAAGTACTTGATCAGGTCTTTGCCTTCCTTCATTTTCTGATCCTGAAGCTTTAGGACAGCACCGACGCCTTCCAGAGATAAGGGCAGGCCCATGTAAGCCGACCATATCATGGAACATTTCCAGGAGGCAGGATCCAGATAATTCTGGACGGGATCCCCAGGCTGATTGTAGGTCTTGAAGTATTCCGGGCGATGCTTCTTAAGCCAGTTGGATAAGCAGATGCGCTCGAAAGAAGCATTGAAGGCCCATTTGGTTACGTTTTCATCAGATAATGCGGCAAGGATTTCTTCAGGGATCTCATCACCGGCAGTAAGGTCATAGACCTGGACAGGTGCATTATCCACGGAAACACCGAAGAGCAGTATCTCAAAATTCTCAGACTCAGCGTACTTGTAGGCTCCACATTTGGAGATATCAATGTCACTGTAAGTCTCTAAGTCAATCGAAAGTTCATGTATTGGCATAGATTGGCTCCTTTCATAAAGTGTTTATAGACGGAGAAGGTAGGCTCTGTCTGTCAGCCTGTCCTTGGGATCCACCTCAGTCGCATTGACTTCCTTTACCATGGCAGACATTTCTTCCAGCTTCATGGATCCATCAAAAGGAATGATTAGCATTTCATGCTTGGAAGAGGGCAGGACAATCAGTTCTCTTGTCCGGTAGTGTTTCGCAAAGTTCCTCAGTGCTTCCCGGTTTAATATGGCACTAGCACCTTTGGTTTTAGTGGTGGTTGTGATTACATGGATGGTGGATTTTGGAAAAGAAGCATCGTAGTCGGCGCCCATGAGATCTGCCATCATCTGATCCAGACTGATCAGTGTGGTATCACGGCAGATATGGATCATGGCTTCGTGCCAGGCCTCATCCTCACTGATGGAAGCATGGTCTAGCAGTTCCTTTGTCATTTTGATGGAGTAGCATCCACCATCTTCCTCTTCCCGGATAATCAGGTATTGCTCGATGCCTTCAAACTCGGTAGCTTTTTTGATGATTGCTTCATCAGAGGTAAGCTGCAGGGCGATGGAAAGACGGGCAAGTACCCAGTCGGTATCAGATAATTTCTCAGAAAAATATTCTTTATTCATGGCAGTCTCCTTTATTCTTTATCTTCCAGTGGGTCGATTACGATGTACTTGGAATCCAGCGGGTTGATATGGCAGAGCCTGAGCTTTAGCCTGTTTTCTGCAGGGCAGTTCACCAGGATGTAATAGCCGGTCTCTTTAGCAGGCTCCCAGGCTGTCTTATAGTTGGCCATGTGATCCAAGAATCTCTCCACATCGTTTTCACCCTGAGCTCTGTATTCATGAGGGAGCATGGATCCTTTCTTGTAAAAGAAGGCTCTCTCAAACTCTCGGTTCTCAGGATTCTCCGGATTGTCGCAAACAAGCAGTTCGATATCCTCTGGCGGAATCTTATCGGTAAAGTTGTGCATCGCATCATATAAAGTCATAGCATTCATCCTTTCATGGGTAAAAGTCAGGCGGCAGCAGGGTTTTGCTACCGCCTTGGGATTAATGGTTACTGGTTATGGATTAGTCGAGGAAGTCGTCATCATCCTCAGTTGCAAAGTCATCCTCAGCACGGGACTTGCCGCCGAGAGGCTCACCGTCACGAATCTTCTGGAGATTGTTGAGGCCGCAGGCGATACCCTTATTGCCGTTGGAGTTAAATGCGTAGAGATTGATGGATGCTCTTGCATATACGCCGCTGTACACTTCGGAACGCTCTAAGATCGGCTGTCTGTCTGCATCTACGATGCCAGGGGCAGTAGCAGAGTTGGCGTTGATGAAGTAAGCATTCTTGTATGCCTCATCGTCAGGTCTTTCAAGGTCTCCGTCACGAAGGGGAGTCTTGATAGCGGTGAGAGGGGGAACGGACTTGCCATTGCCCTTAAGCTTGCTCTGGCCTTCGTCATAAGCTGCCTGGATTGCTGCATTGATCTTCTCGATTGTCTTGGTATCGGACTTCGGAATGATGAGCGATACGCTGTACTTGGGAGCACCACCGTTGATACTCTTAGGATCCCATACATTTGCATAGGAAAGTCTTGTGTTTACACCTGTAATAACCTTAGTAGGATTTACCATCTTATTAGCCATAATTATTTTCCTCCTTAAATTTCATCAAAATCATCTTTGGCTGTATTGAGTGCCGGGCGTTTATCGCTCTCAGGCACCAGTGCAGGTTTTCCTGGCGGCTTTGCTACCAGTCCACCTAATAACTCTTCAAATTTCTTCTTTCCAAGCAGGGAAGTCATTGCTGTAATTCCGAGAAGCTTCTTCTCATAGGGATCATATCCATTGTTTTCCACCACAGAGGCCACGGCCTTTTCATCGGTGTACTTGCGGTTGGATTTGCCTTCCACCACCTTGAATCCCTGATAGCTGACACCACTTAGAGCCTGTTGTAAGGCGTAGTCCTTGATGTCGTTTGCCCAGGAAATCAGCTGATCAATCTTTGGCAGGATTTCTGCAATTTCGGATTCCTCCAGTTTGGCAGGAAGCTCGAAGTCGTAAGCTGCAAGCTCCATGTTGTATTCCGCACGTTTTCTGCAGGTGGCTTTCACCTTGCAGAACTGGCAGTGGTCACCGGCATGAAACTCGCCTTCTCCGTTGTAAGCCAGCTGTGCCGTAGGAGCTAAGAAGGTGTCTGCCCAGTTAAGCAGATTTTCTTTGCTGATCTGGAAGGTGCTGACGTTGTCGCGTCTTGGCTGGAAGATTGTCATTTCCACAGATTCGATATCATAGATCCCGTCATAGAGATCCAAGGCACCAAGCGCATAGCACATCATCTGAGGATTGTTTTCTGCCTCCACGAGGATGCCCAGACCGTATTTGAAATCTATAATCTGGAGCACTTTGTCTGCCACGATCAGGCAGTCGCCGGTGCCGAAACCATCGGGAACCCATTTGGAAAAATCTAATCTCTGTTCCACCAGCACTTGTGGATCCTTGCAGTACTGCTTGGCTTTCTCATACTGTTCCATGCAGTAGTTGCAGTATTCGTCGGTGCAGGTTTCCATTTCCTGATCATAGAAGTCCAGGTTCTCTGTCGGGTCCTTCACATCCTGTCCCAATGCCTTCAATACTTTGTACTCACAAAGCTCATGGGCATCGGTGCCTTGTTTCGCATAGGGAGAAGCTTCGTCTCTGATCTCTGCACAAAGCTTTGCACTGGGTGGACATGACAGCCACCTATGTGAGGCTGAGGCAGAGAGGTATGCGTGTCTAGGCATCGGTCAATCCCTCCACTTCTTTTACGAGGGCGGGATAGCTGTCTGCCGGAATGTCGGTAAGACTGCCACCGTTGCCATACTTCTTTACCAGGGCTTTCACCTGAGCCTTGAACTGGCCACCGGCTTCATTTGCCTTGGCTGCAAGAAGGGCTCTGACATCTTCCTTGGAATAGGTAGGAATCTCTGCCTTTGGAGCAGCTTCTTCCTTTTTCTTAGGTGCCGCCTTCTTTTCCGGTGTTGCTGCAGGAACTTCGTCTGCCTGGAAGCATCCCTTGATAGCATTGGCTGTCTGGATCATCTTTTCGCCACAGGAGATGAGGTCATCTAACACCTGTGACAATTCGCTCATTTTGCTCATCTTGTCATTCTCCTTATTCTCCTTATTCTGAATATTCTGTTTTGTCTGGGGAGCCGCCTCCGTTTTACCAGGGCGGCTTAAGAAACCGTTTTGTCGTTCATTGTCTACCTCCGTTTTGCTTTCTAATGTTCTAGGTATCAGAAAAGGTGTTTTTCCGATTTTTCATGAAAAATATTTTTGAGATTCATCGGTTTTCGTCCTTTTCACAGGTCTAGGTATCATCTGGGGCGGTTTTCCGATTTTCTTGGAAAATATTTTTTGCTCCGTCAGGCTTCTGACCTTTACAGAGGACTAGGTATCAGATAGAGGCATTTTCCGATTCATAAGCAAAAAAATTTCCGGTCAGAGATGGCCGGATTTTTCTTTTTATAAGGAAACGATGCAGGACGAAAACAATATTTTTGAAAAAGTTTGGAGAAAAATCGGAGAACAGGCGGAACTGATACCTAGACCCTTGGAAAGCCAGAAATGGCTTTACTACTTCAAACGAAAGAGGTGGTTCCTATGGGTGTAGCGGACTTAAAGCAGGCAGTTACCTATTTAGTAAGCAGATAGCAGGAGGCAGAAGAATGCGTTTTATTTTACAGACGGCAAATGTGACTGCAGAAGCTACGAACTGCGTGTATCCCAACAAGGTGGAGGTCACGTCAGCGGATGAGCTGAAGGAAGCAGTGAAATTTGATCATGTGTGCGGTGAGTTTCAGAAGAACTACCGTAGCATCAGTAATTTTAAGAAAACAAATGTGGTGGTCATGGATTGTGACAATGACCATTCGGAGAACCCGGACGACTGGATCACCATGGAGAGCCTGGAAGAGCGTTTCGAAGATATCGACTATGCAGTGGCGCCGAGCAGACATCACATGGTGGAGAAGGACGGGAAGGCGGCAAGACCAAAGTTCCATGTGTATTTTCCTATTGAAGAGACAGACAGCGCGGAACGTTGTGCAGCCATTAAGAGAGCCATCCACAAGGCATATCCCTTCTTTGATGACAATGCACTGGATGCGGCCAGATTCATTTTTGGCTCTGATGTCAGTGAGACCGTATGGCATGAAGGCTGGATCACCATCGATCAGGAAGTGACCGTGGAAGCGACAGAGGAAAAATCAGAAGCCCAGGAAAAGCAGACAGGTCCGATTCTGGAAGGCAACCGCAACAATACCATGAGCCGTTTTGCCAGTCGTGTCCTTAAGAAGTACGGCGTGACGGATAAGGCAAAGGAAGCATTTGACCTGCATGCCAGAAGATGTGATCCGCCGCTTCCTGAGGAAGAGCTGAATACCATCTGGAGTAGTGCGGTTCGTTTCTATAAGAAAACTATCGTTACCCAGGAAGGCTATGTGGCACCGGACGAATACAATGCAGAGTTTGGATCCATTCAGCCTGAGGATTATTCGGACATGGGAGAGGCCAAGGCACTGGTGGATGAGTATAAGGATGAGCTTCTTTATACGGATGCAACAGAGTTCTTAAGTTATGACGGTATCTGTTGGCGTGAGAACAGACAGAAGGCAGTCGGTGCTGTGGAGGAATTTCTGGATATGCAGTTGGTGGATTCAAAGGGACAGCTCAATGATTGTTCTCAGGCACTGCTCGATGCGGGAATCCCGGAAAGAGTTGTGAGAGCCGGTGGCAAGGCTTTGGAAAAGCTGATCACACCGGAACTGGAAGATGCCTTCAAGCAGTATCAGGCGGCAAAGGCCTATTACGCATTTGTCATGAAATACAGAAATTATAAGAACATTGTGAATACCCAGAGCGCAGCAAAGCCGATGGTGGCTGCTGACATCAGCATGTTTGATGCCCAGGAGAATTTCCTTAATACTCCGTCAGCGACCTATGACTTGAAGCTTGGCATGGCCGGTGCAAGACCGCACAGAGCCACAGATCTTCTGACCAAGATCACTAACTGTGCACCGGGAGAGGAAGGCAAGGACCTCTGGGAGGAAGCACTGAACCTTTTCTTCTGTGGAGATCAGGAACTGATTGAGTATGTGCAGGAGACGGTTGGTCTGGCGGCAATCGGAAAGGTGTATGTGGAAGCCTTCATCATTTCTTATGGCGAAGGTCGAAACGGTAAGTCAACCTTCTGGAATACCATTTCCAGAGTGCTTGGTACCTACTCGGGAGCCATGTCGGCGGATGCGCTAACAGCCGGATGCCGTAGAAATGTGAAGCCAGAGATTGCAGAGCTTAAGGGCAAGAGACTGGTGATTGCGGCAGAGCTGGAAGAGGGAATGAGACTTTCTACATCGATTCTCAAGCAGCTTTGCTCTACCGATCAGATCCGCGGGGAGAAGAAATTTATGGATCCCTTTGATTTCACACCTTCCCATACCGTGGTGCTTTATACCAATCATCTTCCTAAGGTTGGTGCATCGGATGATGGTACCTGGAGACGTCTGATCGTCATTCCTTTCCATGCAAAGATTGAAGGCTCATCAGATATTAAGAACTATTCGGATTACCTGTATGAGCATGCCGGTTCTGCCGTCATGAGCTGGATCATTGAGGGCGCCCAGAAGGTGATTGCCCATGAGTACAAGATTAAGCCGCCTAAGGTGGTAGCGGACGCCATCAGTGAATATCGTGGCATGAACGATTGGCTCAGCCAGTTCCTGGAGGATTGCTGTGATGTGCAGGACGGTTACGAGGAAAAGTCAGGTGAACTCTATCAGGAGTACAGAGCCTATTGCCTTCGTACCGGGGAGTATGCACGCAACAATGCTGACTTCACTGCCGCTCTGGAGAAGAGAGGATTTCTTCGTAAAAAGAAGAAGTCAGGCATGTGGGTGCAGGGTGTGCAGCTCAAATCAGAAGATTTTGCATAACTGAAATGACAAAAGGTGCAGGGTGTGCAGGACAAATACATATTACGCGTATAGGGAATTTTTTGAAAAAACTCCTTATAGGAAAGTATAGCAATGGCCTGCACCCCCTGCACCCTCACAAATTTGATGGAGGAATCGCAATGAACTTTTATAGATGGATGATGAGCAAGCATTTAAGAACAGAGGCACCCGTGGGAGACCTTGCCCGGGATATGAAAGGCGACAAGGATTTTCCGCATGATGGAAATCTTGATGAAATTCTCGAATACCTGGAAAGCAAAGGTGCCTGTTTTGGTTGTATGGATGCCTGCATGGAGGCCTGGAAGCAATATGAGAGAGAAAGTCATAGAGCAAAAACTGGTTCAGGCAGTTAAAGACAGAGGCGGGATCTGCCCCAAGTTCGTATCGCCAGGATTTGATGGAATGCCTGACCGGGTGGTGTTTTTGCCCGGTCGGCACTTCGGACTGGTGGAGGTAAAGGCTCCTGGGGAGAAGCCGAGAGCTTTGCAGTTATCAAGGCACAGATTATTGGAAAAATTAGGATTCCATACTTACATTCTGGATGGAATCGAGCAAATCGGAGGAATTTTAGATGATATACAAGCCACATGAGTATCAGAAATATGCAATCGAATTTATAAAGCAGCATCCCATTGCAGCCATATTACTTGATATGGGTATGGGAAAAACAAGTATTGTGTGTACGGCCATCAATGACCTTCTGTATGACAGCTTTGAGATTTCTAAGGTGCTAATTATCGCACCATTACGAGTTGCCAGAAATACATGGTCAGATGAGATTGAAAAGTGGGATCACCTGCATGGCCTTCGTTATTCCATCGTAGTGGGAACGGCGGCTGAGAGAAAAAAGGCATTGGCAGCGGATGCGGATATTTTCATTATCAATCGGGAAAATGTTCCCTGGCTTATTGAGGATAGTGGGTATCCCTTTGACTACGACATGCTGGTTGTGGATGAGCTTTCATCCTTTAAGAACTGGCAGGCAAAACGCTTTAAGTCACTGATGAAGGTGAGACCTAAGGTGAAGAGAGTTGTGGGGCTTACCGGTACACCTTCCAGCAATGGACTGATGGATCTGTTTGCTGAGTTCAAGCTTTTGGATATGGGAGAGCGACTGGGGAGGTTTATCAGTCAGTATCGACTAGATTTCTTTAAGCCAGATCGCATGAATGGTCCGATTGTTTATACCTATAAGCTGTTACCAGGAGCTGAGGAACGCATTTACAACAAGATCTCAGATATCACCATTTCCATGAAGGGAACGGATTACCTGGAAATGCCTAAACTGATCAGCACCGAGTACATGGTGCATCTGGATCCTGATGAAAAGGAAAAGTATGAGGCACTCAAAAATGAGCTGGTGCTGCAACTCCCTGGTGGAGAGATTACAGCTGCCAATGCCGCTTCATTATCCGGGAAGTTATGCCAACTTGCCAATGGTGCCATTTACGATGATGACGGTTCAGTGAATGTCTTTCATGACAAGAAGTTGGATGCATTGGAGGATCTGATCGAAGCAGCTAATGGAAAACCTGTCATGGTGGCCTATTGGTTTAAGCATGATCTGGCAAGAATCATTGAGCGACTGACCAAGCTGGGCGTGAACTTTCAGAAGATTGATTCGGATGCCAGTATCAAAGCATGGAATGCAGGGGAGCTTCAGGTAGGTCTGATCCATCCAGCCTCTGCAGGTCATGGATTAAATCTTATGAGCGGTGGCAACGTGATAGTGTGGTTTGGACTTACCTGGAGCCTTGAGCTATATCAACAGACGGTTGCAAGACTCTGGCGGCAGGGACAGACGGAAAAGACTGTTTCCATTATTCACATCGTGACAGAAGGCACTGTGGATCAGAGAATCCTGAAAGCTTTGGAAGCAAAGGACAGCACACAGGCCGCACTGATTGATGCAGTGAAGGCAGAGGTAGGTGATGCCTGTGGCAACTAAGAATCTGGCAGAGGATCCTTATGAGAGACTGGCCAATGCCATTATCTTAAGTGCTGTTTCGGATTACCGGGCAGCGCTTCGAAGAATTAAGAAAAGTCCAGACAATCATTTGGCAATCGACGAAGCCTTGCAGATTGAGAAGTTCTTTCGAGGTTCCTGGTATCAGTGTCTCACATCTGTGGACGGGGATTTCTTGATCAGCAAGCTTCAGGAGGAAATCCGAGGGAAATAAAAATTTTCGGAGGTAGATTATGAACGCAAAAGAGTATTTGAGCCAGGCTTTTAAAATCGATAATGATATCAACAGTAAGCTGGAGCAGGTAGCTGCTTTAAGGGAGCTTGCCATCAAAGCAACCAGCACCATTTCCGATATGCCTGGCAGTCCAAACAGAAATATTCACAAGATGGAAGATGCCATCGTTAAGCTGACGGATCTGGAAGCAGAGCTGAATGCGGATATCAATGAGCTGGCATCCTTGAAGGTGGATATTACCCATGTGATTAAGAAGGTAGATAGCAGACAGGAACGAAATGTTCTGGAAAAAAGATACCTTTGCTACGAGACCTGGGAGCAGATCTCCGTGGATATGGGTTACAGCATCCAGCACACATTCCGTATTCACGATCAGGGCTTGCAGAAAGTGGATGAGATTCTAAAACATGAGAGTTCATGTGATAGAATGAGAGTTACCTAATGTGTTATTGTTATAATGCGGAAAGCAAAATGGAACAAGGCCTTGAGAGAGAAATCTCCCAGGGCTTTTGTTGTAGGAAGGAAGTGAAGCACATGCCTTACAGAAGCAATGTGCCATGCAAGCATCCGGGCTGTGCCAAGCTGATTCCTCATGGACAGATGTATTGTGAGGAACATCAAAGCCTGCATCGGAATGATCGTGCCTCTGCTTGTGAGAGAGGATACGGTGCCAGATGGCAGCGGGAACGAAAGAAGTTCCTGGACACGCATCCATTTTGCGTAAAGTGCTATGAGGAAGGTAAGCTTACCAAGGCGTCAGTCGTGGATCATATCATTCCACATCGTGGAGATCAAAAGCTCTTTTGGGATCGTGGTAACTGGCAGCCTTTGTGCGAGCATTGCCATAATGTAAAGACCATGACGGAAGATCGGTACAAAGAATACAAATTCTGACGATGGGGTAGGGGCGGTCGAAATCTCTGGAAGCTATAGGCTCCAAGACCGGCGCCCCCTCTTCTGTGCAAAATCGCGAAATGAAAAATGAAATCTGGGGAAAGGAGGGATTCCGATGGCAGGTAGAAAACCTAAGCCAACAGCAGTAAAAAAGCTGGAAGGCAATCCGGGAAAAAGAAAACTGAATACGAAAGAGCCGATGCCAGGTAAGGGAATGCCCGACTGTCCAAAGTGGCTATTACCTGAAGCAAAGGAAGAATGGAACAGACTCTGTGAAAAACTAAATCAGATGGGTGTTCTTACGGATATAGACAGAGCTGCATTTGCTGCTTACTGTCAGTCATATGCAAGATGGAAAGAGGCTCAGGAGCATATCGATTCTGAGGGTGCAACCTATGAGACAGAAAACGGTATGCAACGACCTAATCCTTATGTGGCTATCTGCAATACAGAACAGAGACTTATGATGTCAGCTGCGTCAGAGTTTGGACTTACACCTTCTGCAAGATCAAGAATCATGGCAGCATCATCTGCAAATAAAAATGATGTTGATGAGATGGAGGCTTTACTTGGGGGTGATTCTTAATGGCAAAGGAACCGAGACCAAAGGGATATCCAAAGCTTAAGAATTACAAACCTTCTCAGTTTATGCTTCCTACTTCTCATTATGATAAGAAAAAAGCAGACAGGGCGGTTACTTTTATTGAGAACCTTTGTCACACAAAAGGCAAATGGGCGGGAACACCATTCTGGCTATTACCGTGGCAGGAACAACTGATAAGAGATATTTTTGGAATTGTAAAACCTGATGGAAACAGGCAGTTCCGTACTGCATTTGTGGAAATATGTAAGAAAGTAGGAAAGAGCGAATTAGCAGCAGCTGTCGCTCTTTATTTATTGTATGCGGATAATGAACCTTCAGCTGAAGTATATGGAGCAGCTGCAGACAGGCAACAGGCTTCCATTGTTTTTGACGTAGCAAAGCAGATGGTTGAGATGTCACCAGCTCTGATGAAACGTTCAAAGCTGATGGCGGCAACCAAGAGAATTGTCAATTATGGCAACGCCGGTTATTACCAAGTGCTGTCAGCAGAGGTTGGTGGTAAACACGGATTTTCAGTAAGTGGCTTGGTGTTTGATGAAATCCATACCCAGCCAAATAGGCAGCTATATGATGTCCTTACCAAGGGCTCATCAGATGCAAGGCAGAATCCGCTTCATTTTATTATTACGACTGCAGGTAATGACAGACATTCGATTGCTTTTGAGTTGCATACCAAGGCTGTTGATATCTTGGAAGGCAGGCGAGTGGATCCTACTTTTTATCCTGTGGTTTATGGACTAAAGGATGATGAAGATTGGGAGGATGAAGCAAATTGGTACAAGGTCAATCCTTCCCTTGGATATACGGTTGATATCGAAAGACTTCGTGACGCATACCGTGAAGCAAAGCAGAATCCAGCCGATGAAATCACATTCAAGTGGCTTCGTATGAATATGTGGGTATCAAGCACAACAGCATGGATCCCTGATGCAATCTATATGAGAGGCAATGAGTCGATTGACATGGATGCTCTGGAAGGAAGAGACTGTTATGCAGGTTTGGACTTATCCAGTACAGGTGATATTACAGCTCTGGTGCTGATGTTTCCACCAAGGGATATGACAGAGAAGTACATTGTGCTTCCATTCTTTTGGGTGCCGGAAGATACGATACCAAGAAGAGTTAAAGCCAATTCCGTTCCTTATGATGTGTGGGAAAAGCAGGGGTATATCTTAGCAACTGAGGGTAATGTCATTCACTATGATTTTATCGAGAAATTTATTTATGACCTGGCTGAGAAATATCACATCTTGGAAATAGCGGTGGATAGATGGAATGCGACACAGATGATTCAGAACTTAGAGGGCGAGGGATTTACCATTGTTCCTTTTGGTCAGGGATTTTCTTCAATGTCAGCTCCTACGAAAGAGTTCTACAGACTTTTGATGGAAGGACAGATTATTCACGGAGGACATCCGGTACTTAGGTGGATGGCAGGTAATGTAGTGATTGACACAGATCCTGCTGGCAATATCAAAGTTACCAAGGCTAAGTCAAAAGAGAAGATAGATGGTATTGTTGCTGCGATTATGGCTCTTGATAGATGTATCCGTCAGGAAGGTCAGAGTGGTAGCGTTTACGATGAGAGAGGATTATTGGTGTTTTAAGATGAAGGGAATTATCGCAGGAGTTCTTATAGTGATTGTTGGTGTAATTGCTCTAGCGGTTACAGGATTCATACAGATAGTAAGAGCCTGGAGCGATATTTTCAGATAAGGAGGCTTTATGGGATTTTTCAGTAGCATATTTCGTGGAAGAGATGCTCCCACAGATAGAACTTCCGGCAGTGCGTATTCATTCTTTATGGGTGGAAGTACTTCTGGAAAAAGAGTAAATGAAAGAACAGCGATGCAGATGACGGCGGTGTACTCCTGTGTGAGGATATTGTCGGAGGCGGTGGCCGGACTTCCTTTACAGTTTTACAGATATACAGCAGATGGTGGTAAGGAAAAGGCGGTGGATCATCCGCTTTATTTTTTACTCCATGATGAACCAAATCCGGAAATGACAAGCTTTGTGTTCCGTGAGACTTTGATGACACATTTGCTTTTGTGGGGGAATGCGTACAGTCAGATTATTCGAAATGCAAGGGGCGAGATTATTGCACTTTATCCGTTGATGCCGGACAGGATGACGGTAAATCGGGATGGGGATGGACAACTTTATTATGAGTATTACATGAATACAGAGGATGCTCATACCATGAAGGGTACAACGGTGATATTACAGCCTCACGATGTATTGCACATTCCGGGATTAGGGTTCGATGGTCTTGTAGGCTACAGTCCTATCGCAATGGCAAAGAATGCGATTGGTATGGCGATAGCCTGTGAAGAGTATGGCGCAAAATTTTTTGCAAATGGTGCAGCTCCATCTGGTGTATTAGAGCATCCGGGAACGATTAAAGATCCAAGTCGTGTGAGAGAATCATGGCAGGCAACCTTTGGTGGTTCTGCTAATGCTAACAAGGTGGCGGTATTGGAAGAAGGTATGAAGTACACACCGATTTCCATTAGCCCGAATGAAGCACAGTTTTTGGAAACAAGAAAATTTCAGATTGATGAGATAGCTCGAATTTTTAGGGTACCACCTCACATGGTCGGTGACTTGGAGAAATCGAGCTTTTCTAATATTGAGCAGCAGTCACTTGAATTTGTGAAATATACTTTGGATCCCTGGGTGGCAAGATGGGAGCAGGCTATGGTCAGAGCTCTTCTTACTCAGGAAGAGAAGAAGACATATTTCTTTAAGTTCAATGTAGACGGCTTACTCAGAGGTGATTACCAGAGCCGAATGAACGGTTATGCAACAGCAAGGCAGAACGGCTGGATGTCAGCGAATGATATCCGTGAGCTTGAAAATCTTGATCGCATTCCAGCTGAGGCCGGCGGTGATTTGTATCTCATCAATGGAAATATGACAAAGCTGGAGGATGCAGGAATATTTGCTACAGGTGCATCCGAATCTACTACTGAGCCGGAAGAGAATCAGAAGAGTAGAGGGCAGCCTGGCAGAACAAGAAACAAAAGCAAAGCTGAGAAGGTACTTGAACACTTGAGTGCTGAGGGCTTTGGAAAGGATGGTAGTTAATGAAGAGGAAATTTTGGAACTGGATACAGAACCAGGATGAGGGCGAACTCGAATCGAGGACGCTCTTTTTGAATGGAGAAATTTCAGATGAAACCTGGTACGGGGATGAGGTTACTCCAAAGCTTTTCAAAGATGAGCTGAACATGGGTAAGGGTCCGATTTCAGTCTGGATCAACAGCCCCGGCGGGGATGTGTTTGCTGCAGCTCAGATTTACAACATGCTGATGGATTATCCATACGATGTGGCAGTCAAGATTGACGGACTTGCAGCTTCTGCGGCATCCGTGATTGCAATGGCTGGAACTACGGTGGAAATGAGTCCTGTTGCAATGATGATGATTCACAATCCTGCGACGATCGCAATCGGAGATTCTGAGGAAATGAAGAAGGCGGTAAAGATGCTGGACGAAGTGAAGGAATCCATTATGAATGCTTATGAGATCAAGACTGGTCTTGCAAGAGACAAGATTTCAAAGCTTATGGATGCTGAGAGCTGGTTCAATGCGAAAAAGGCAGTGGAGCTTGGCTTTGCAGATAAAATCCTGTTCGCTGACGGACAGGGGGATGTAACTAATGACGCTGGTGAGGGGATTGCGGTTAGCGATGAGATGAGTGCTCCTGTGATGTTTTCCAGACAGGCGGTTATGAATTCCATGCTTTCCAAACTGATTCCACCTAAGAAGCCAGTAGAGAAGCGTACTCCGGTAGAACAGCTGGAGAAGAGACTGAGCTTGTTATCGCATTGATAGCAGGCTTTTTTAGTACAGAAAATGGAGGATTTTCAAATGAGTAAGATTTTAGAATTAAGAGAGAAAAGAGCAAAGGCATGGGATGCTGCAAAGCAGTTTCTTGATGCCAAGAGAGGTGCAGACGGTATGCTCTCCGAGGAAGATACTGCGACCTACGACAAGATGGAGCAGGATGTTATGAATCTTGGTAAGGAGATTGAGAGACTGGAGAGACAGGTTGCCATTGATGCAGAACTTTCCAAGGCTACCAGCACTCCGCTTACCGGAAAGCCGGGTGCAAAGATGGGTAAAGATGAAACTGAAAAGACAGGACGTGCTTCTGATGAGTATAAGGGTTCGTTCTGGAATGCGATGAGAGTAAAGGCTCCTATGCCTTCTGTACTCAATGCCCTTCAGGAAGGTACTGACTCTGAGGGCGGCTATCTTGTACCTGATGAGTTTGAGAGAACTCTGGTGGAAGCACTTGAGGAAGAGAACGTATTCCGTACGCTTGCCCATGTGATTCGTACTTCCAGCGGTGACCGTAAGATTCCGGTTGTGGCATCCAAGGGTTCTGCAAGCTGGGTAGATGAAGAGGGTGCTTATCAGGAATCTGATGATGCATTCAGCCAGGTATCTATCGGTGCTTACAAGCTTGGTACCATGATTAAGGTTTCCGAGGAGCTTCTTGCTGACAGTGTCTTTGACCTTGAGGCATATATCTCTAAGGAATTTGCAAGACGTATCGGTGCAAGAGAGGAAGAGTCCTTCTTCAATGGCGATGGCAAGGGCAAGCCGCTTGGTATTCTTGCAGCAACCGGTGGTGCTGAGGTTGGTGTGACTGCAGCTTCTGCAACTGCCATTACTGCAGATGAAGTGATTGATCTCTTCTACAGCCTGAAGGCGCCTTACCGTAAGAATGCGGTTTGGGTACTGAATGATGCTACTGTGAAGCAGATCCGCAAGCTTAAGGATTCTACCGGTCAGTATTTATGGCAGCCTTCTCTGGTTGCAGGTACTCCGGACACGATCCTTGGCAGACCTGTGAAGACTTCTGCATTTATGCCTACTACGGCAGCCGGTGCAAAGACTATCGCCTTCGGTGATTTCAAGTATTACTGGATTGCAGACCGTCAGGGCAGAACCTTCAAGAAGCTGTCCGAGCTTTATGCTGCGAATGGTCAGGTCGGATTCATGGGAACTCAGAGAGTCGATGGTAAGCTTATCCTTCCTGAGGCTATCAAGGTTCTTCAGCAGAAGAGTGGTTCTTCATCATAAGTAACTGGTGATTGTGGGGAGTCGTGAAATGCGACTCCCTTTTGTGTGAGGTGATGTTTGATGGCAGTAGTTTCATTGGAAGAAATGAAGAATTATCTGCGGGTGGATTTCGATGACGATGATGCACTGCTTGAGGGCATCATTGTTCAGAGTCAGCAGATTTGTATGGATGTGGCAAGGTTTACAGACCGTGAAGAGTTTGAAAAACAGTCTGTGAGTAAGATTGCGGTCATGTATGCGGTGGCTTATCTTTATGAGCACCGTGAAGATGCAAACCATAAGACTTTGACACTTGGACTAAGGGCTTTGCTTTTTGGAATCAGAGAGCCTGGATTTTGATGGGAGGTAGCCGATGGACATTGGATTATTAAATGAGAAGGTTACGTTCCAGAAGAATACTGTGATTACCGATTCTATCGGAAATCATAAGAACGGTTGGGAAGATTTCTATACCTGTCATGCAACGATTGGCGGTGAGGGTATGGCAAGCTCCAAGGAAAAGGAAGAGGCCGGAACAATTGTGGAAGATGTGGGGATGACGGTAACGATTCGTTACTGTAAAAAAGCATCGGAGATTGGTTCCACAACTCACAGGATTGTTTTCAGGGATGAAATCTATGATATCACGAATGTGGATCATATGAATTTCAAGAAGAAAAGTCTGAAATTAAGCTGTAGGAAAGTGAGGCGGTAAGCATGGCAACGGACAGATGCAGGATTGACCAGATGGCACATGTCATTATGGAAGGTTTGCAGGAATACGCTGACATTGCGACAGAGGATATGAAGGCCGCTGTGAAGAAAGCAGGTAATAAAGCCAAAAGGGAAGTACAGGCAGGTGCTCCGGTTAAGACTGGGAAATATAAAAAGAGTTGGGCTGTAAAAACGACCAAGGAAAATGCAAATGCGATGGAAGTCACTGTGCATTCCAAGAATCGTTATCAGCTGGCACATCTGCTTGAATTTGGACATGCCAAGCGTGGTGGTGGCAGAACGAGAGCCTTTCCGCATATCGCTCCGGCAGAAGAGGCTGCAGCTGAACTTTTGGAAAAGGAAGTAGAGAAAGCTTTGAAGTGATTCGCAGAGGTGATGTTAATGGAAGAACTGGTTCAGATTATTCAGGAAATGCAGATTCCCTTTGCCTATGATCACTTTGCAGAGGGAGAAAGTCCTGATCCGCCATTCATTTGTTATCTGATTCCGGGCAGTAATAACTTTGCTGCTGACGGCAGGGTGTATTTCAAATTGAATGAGGTCAGGATTGAGATGTACACCGATTTCAAGGATATTGCCTTGGAGTCGAGAGTAGAGGATGTCCTGGATGGACATGAGATTTTTTATAACAAGTCGGAAACATGGATCCAGAGCGAGAAGCTTTATGAGGTCATGTACAGTTTTGAAATGGAGGGTTTGAATAATGGCTAATAATAAGGTCAAATACAATCTTAAGAATGCGCATTATGCGATGCTTCAGACAAGTGAGGAAGGTGTAGTTTCCTTCGGCACTCCTGTTGCATTACCTGGTGCGGTTTCGATTTCTCTGGATGCCAATGGTGAGCCGGAGAATTTCTATGCAGATGGTACTGCGTACTATGTCATCAATAACAACATGGGTTATGACGGTGATCTGGAGCTTGCGATGATTCCGGAGGATTTCAGGGTATCTGCTTTGAATGAGACTCTGGATGATAACAAGGTTCTGATTGAGGATGCGAACTCGGAGTTGAACAGATTTGCTCTGTTGTTTGAGTTTGATGGAGATGTGAAGCATATCCGTCATGTCCTTTATAACTGCTCTGCAAGTAGACCAGGTATCGAGGGCAAGACAAACGAAGAGAGCAGGGAGGTTCAGACGGAAACTCTTACCATCAAGGCAACACCGCTTCCTTCCGGTGTGGTTAAGGCTAAGACCGGTAATGAAACAGACAGTACGGTTTATGCCGATTGGTATAAGGCAGTTTATATGCCTACACTTACCGGCGTGAATACAAGCGAAGAGTAAGAATTGGTGAGCTGGGGCAGAAATGTCCTGGCTCTTTTGCTTAATGTGGAAAGAGAGGGATTATTTTATGAGCATGATTAAGAATATCGAAATTGACGGAAAGCAGGTGCCTTTTAGAGCCAGTGCTGCGATTCCGAGAATATACAGGATGAAATTCCAGAGGGATATCTACAAAGATTTGGCTTCTTTGGAGAAGGCGATTGACAGCAACAGCGAAGAGGTGAGCAATCTGGATTTGTTCTCTCTGGAGATGTTTGAAAACATTGCCTATGTGATGGCAAAGCATGCGGATCCGGGCATTCCCGATACACCGGAAGAGTGGCTGGATGATTTTAATACATTCAGTATTTATCAGGTGCTTCCAAAGATTATAGAGCTTTGGGGATTGAATGTCAGATCAGATGCAGAGGCTAAAAAAAACTTCGTGCAACAGACCGTCCGATGACAACACCGCTGTTCCTGTTGAGGTGCGTCCAGTTGGGGATTAGTATTCGTGATTTGGACTTACTTACGATTGGAATGGTGAATGATATGTATGTTGAGAGCGGAAACGATCAGGATGCGGACAAGAATTACAGTGTGCTGGCTACACAGGCTGATTTTGACCGGTTTTAGAAGGGAGGTTCGGTATGGCTGCATCGAGAATTAAAGGTATCACCATTGAAATCGGCGGCGATACCACGAAACTTCAAACAGCATTAAAGGGTGTTAATACCGAAATCAGGAATACGCAGGCACAGCTTAAAGATGTGGAAAAGCTTCTTAAGCTGGATCCTGGTAATACAGAGCTTTTGGCGCAGAAGCATAAGCTGCTTGGGGATGCGGTTAAGGAAACTAAGGAAAAGCTGGAAACCTTAAAGACTGCTGCGGAGCAGGCAGAAAAGGCATTAAATGATGGAACGATTTCCAAGGATCAGTATGATGCTCTGCAAAGAGAGATTATTGAAACTGAGAATGAGCTAAAGAGACTGGAAGAGCAGGCGAACCAGTCAGCTACGGCGTTGCAGAAAATCTCTGCGACTGGTGAGAAGTTAAAGGATGTGGGTAGTAACATTGAAGGGGCAGGAAAGAAGCTTCTTCCAGTTACGGCTACTGTGACTGCGCTTGGCACTGCTTCTGTGAAGACTGCAGCAGATTTTGAATCTGCCATGAGCAAGGTGGCGGCAGTATCGGGAGCAACCGGAAGTGATTTGGAGGCTCTTACAAAGAAAGCCAGAGAGATGGGAAGCAAGACGAAGTTTTCTGCATCGGAAGCGGCTGAGGCTATGAACTACATGGCGATGGCCGGCTGGAAGACAGAGGACATGCTTTCCGGTATTGAAGGTGTGATGAACCTGGCGGCTGCTTCGGGAGAAGATCTGGCTACGACTTCTGATATCGTAACCGATGCACTGACTGCCTTTGGTTTGTCGGCGCAGGATTCGGGGCATTTTGCAGATGTGTTGGCGGCGGCATCTAGCAATGCGAACACCAATGTATCAATGATGGGTGAGACCTTTAAGTATTGTGCGCCGATTGCAGGTGCTTTGGGGTTCTCGGTGGAAGATACAGCGGAAGCCATCGGTCTTATGGCAAATGCCGGTATCAAGTCCACTCAGGCAGGTACTTCCCTTCGCACCATAATGACAAATCTTTCCGGTGAGGTTAAGATTTGTGGGGAAAATATTGGCGAGGTGACAGTTGCCACCACCAATGCAGATGGTTCCATGAGGGATTTGTCGGATATTCTGGCTGACTGTAGAACTGCCTTTAGTGGTTTGTCAGAATCGGAGAAAGCAGCAGCTGCGGAATCACTGGTTGGAAAGAATGCCATGTCAGGTTTCCTTGCACTTATGAATGCAGGAGAAGGGGACATTGCGAAGCTCTCAGGAGCGATAGATAACTGTAACGGTGCTGCACAGAGTATGGCAGACACCATGAATAATAACCTGGAAGGTCAGCTCACCATACTGAAATCTCAGTTGCAGGAGCTGGCCATTTCTTTTGGGGAAATTCTGTTACCGGCGGTAAAGAAGATTGTGGGTTGGATGCAGGGATTTATTGATGTACTAAACAGTCTGCCGGACGGTGTGAAGGAAACCATTGTGACGGTTGCACTGATTGCGGCGGCGCTGGGCCCGGTACTGATTATCATTGGCAAAATCATTACGGCAGTGGGTACGATTATGACCATTGTGCCAAAGGTTGTGGGTGTGATTAAGGCAGTAAAGACAGCATTTTTGGCACTGAATGCGACTATGCTTGCCAATCCGATTGTGCTGATTATTGCAGCCATTGCGGCCTTGGTGGCAGCGTTTATCTATCTTTGGAATAACTGTGATGAGTTCCGGCAGTTCTGGATAGATTTGTGGGAAAGTATCAAGGAGATTGCGGTTGCAGTTTGGGAAGCCTTGAAGGAATTTTTTGTGGCTGCTTGGGAGTTTATCAAGACTACAGCGGAAACGGTTTGGAATGGCTTGGCTTCTTTCTTTACCGGGCTTTGGGAAGGAATCAAGAATACCTTTACTACCGTTGTAAATGCAATCAGTAACTTCCTTAGTACGATGTGGAATACAATTAAGTCTGTGGCTGAGACAATCTGGAATGCGATTTCCACCTTCTTTACGACCATCTGGAATGGAATCAAGACCGTGGTGACTACGGTTGTTACGGCAATCAGCACATTCCTGACTACATCCTGGAATACAATCAAGACGGCGATTACTACTGTACTGAATGCTATCAAGACGGTATTTTCTACAGTTTGGAATGCCATCAAAAATGTGGTTACCACAGTGATAAATGGCATCAAGAACACCATCACGACGGTATGGAATGGCATCAAGAATACGGTGGCTACCGTTGTGAATGCCATCAAGACGACGGTGTCCACTGCTTTTAGTAGCATGTGGAATGGGATTAAGAATACCATTTCCGGAATCTACAATACCATCAAGAATGGATTTACCAATGCGGTGAATTTCATTAAGAATCTGGCTTCTTCGGCATTCAGCTGGGGAGCGGATATCATCAATGGAATCGTGAATGGTATCAAGTCCTGCATAGGAAAGGTGAAAGATGCGGTTTGCAGTGTAGCTGATACCATTAAGTCTTTCCTACATTTCTCTGTTCCTGATGAAGGACCTCTTACGGAATACGAGAGCTGGATGCCTGACTTTATGTCCGGACTGGCTAAAGGTATTGAGAAGAGCAAGGGAATGGTCAAGGATGCGGTAAGTGGTCTTGCGGCAGATATGGTGGTCAATCCTCAGGTGAATTCAGGTCAGATAGAAATGGCAGGCGGAGGAACTGTATCGAGTGCAGACTTAAGCAGCCTTGTTAGTGCGATTCGTGAAGGCGTATCCGGAATAAATGGCGGCGGTGGTGATGTCGTAATTCCTGTGTACCTTGGCGGTACGATGTTGGATGAAGTGATTGTAAATGCCCAGCAGAGGGCAAATCTAAGAAGTGGAGGAAGATAAAGTGGTGGCATTTTTTCAATATCTGAATTTTGATGGCGTGGATCTTCCTCTGCCGGATAGTTATGAAGTGGATATGGCAGATAAGGAAGCAGACAGTGGTGGAGAGACAGAGGCAGGAACCGTGCAGAGGGATGTGGTGAGAACTGGTGTTGTGACTATTTCTGTTTCCTTTTCTGTTACCCAGAAGTGGCTAAGGTTACTTACTGGGTATAAACAGCAGGAGAAGATAAGAGTTGGATTCTTTGACCCGGAGACTGCAAGTGTGAGACAGACGGAAATGTATGTGGAAGGGTTCAAGGCAAAGCTTAAGAAGGATACAAGTTATAAGGGGTTGTGGATTGTTTCATTTACTTTGAAGGAATTATAAGAAAGAGGGTGTTTTCGTGTATCCGGTGAGCGAAGCATTCCTGCAGGCGGTGCAGGAGAACACAAGAAGATATTATTGGACGGGAAGAATTACGACAACGGAGGGTGTCACATATGAGTTTGGTGCTGATGATATCGTAAAGGGAAGCGGTTATATTTCCAGTCAGTGCTGTGGTTCTACTGAGATCGAGCTTGGTACGGTGTATGCAGCGGAAATGGGGATCACACTTTTATCAAATATTGACAGATATACTTTGGAAGATGCTCTGGTGGAATTGTTCTATCATCTGAGACTGTCGGATGGCACATTTGAAGAGATTCCAATGGGAATCTTTGAGGTGTCGGAGGCTAACCGCAATATCAAGACGTTGGAGCTGAAAGCCTATGATTTCATGCTACGGTTTGATAAGAGCTTCAATGGCTTTGAAACCATCGGCACGGTGTATGATTTTGTGAGCCTGTGCTGCAAGGCCTGTAAGGTGGAAATGGCACAGAGTCAGGCTGATTATGAAGCGATGCCCAATGGAACAGAACTGCTTTCCATTTTTACGGAGAATGATATTGAGACCTACCGGGATGTGCTCTACTATGTGGGGCAGGTTCTTGGTGGGTTTTTCTGTATCAACCGAGAGGGCAAGCTGGAGCTGAGGAAGTATGGCAATGAGCCGGTGATGGAACTGGAAACAAAGCACCGCTTTACAAGCAGCTTTTCCGATTTTATCACAAGGTACACAGCGGTTTCTTCTACCAACATGAAAACGGAAACGGCAGAGTATTATCATCTGGATCCGGATGATGGGCTGACAATGAATCTGGGTGTGAATCCGCTGTTGCAGTTTGGTCTGAAGGAAACAAGAGAGCAGTTGTGTATGAATATCCTGAATGATTTATCGGTTGTAGATTATGTACCTTTTGATTCTGAAACAACAGGAAATCCTGCGCTGGATTTAGGAGATGTGATCCGGTTCAAAGGTGGACAGGCAGATGAAAACAGGATATCCGCCATTACTTCCATGCAGTGTAAGATTGGCGGGAAGCACACGCTGAAGGGTGTTGGTAAGAATCCAAGGCTGGCACATGCCAAGTCAAAAAATGATAAGAACATTAGTGGTCTGTTGAATCAGATTATAGACAACAAAGAAGCTGGCAGGATTGGTATTCATACATTTACCAATGCCAGCTCTTTTACGGTAGGTGAGAGTGATGTGAAGATCATTTCCATCGAGTTTGCACCGAATGAAGCGGTTATGGCGCAGTTCTTTGGATCTGTGATTGTGGGAGTGAATGCAGACCAGGTGGAAAGGTCTGTGGTTGCAAGAGGGGATGTGCTGATTCCTTCGGTGGAAGTGGAAGAAGTTTTGGCAGAGGGTACTGCAGGTAATGAGGAAACTACAGATAGCGGAACAACTGATAGCGATGCTGCGGGGACTGATGTTTTAGATGAGACCGGAGGAAGTTCGGATAGTGCTGTTGCAGCAGAGGAGCCTGTTGTGATTGGCAAGACAAAAGAACAGACATTAACTGTGGAACTGCCTGTGGTCTGGAAGGAAGACGGGCAGGTGGTGGTACATTTTACCTTTGAATTCAATGACAGCATCATTGAGATTCATCAGCCGGAAGAGACCTGGCATTCCGGAATGCATTCCATCATGCTGTATTATCCCATCGAGAATTTGGTGGCGAATTACAGAAACATTTTCAATGTGTATGCAAGGGCAACGGGTGGAACGGTTACGGTGGATACCGGAGATTGTCTTGCCGCGATTATGGGTCAGTCAATGGGTGCCGGGGAAGCCTGGGATGGTGAGATCAGGATTGAGGAGACAATTAAGAAGGTGAAACTCGGCGGTGTGCTTCAGATGACCGCTGTTGATGAGAATATCACCTGGAAGATTGATGAGCTTGTAAAGAGAACTTACAGTGATGTGGTTCCTGGAAGATTTGGAATCGGCGCATTTGCGATGCCGGTGGAAAGGTAGGTAAGGATGAAGCTGAAAGGAAATATGGTCATCGAGATGATCGATGACGCCACTGGGGAAGTGTTGGAAAGAGTACAGGAAGAGAATATGGTGACGAATGCGGTAAATCATATCCTGGGATTGAATCCTATGGGTATTTTTTATTCTGTGGCCGGGGAGTATGATACGCATCTGCTCTGGAATAATAATCTGATTCCCATCTGCCCTAACATGATCGGGGGCATACTGCTTTATTCGGAAGCTTTGACAGAGGATGCGGACAATATTTATCCATCCACTGCAAAGCTCCCGGTGGCCTATGCCTCCAATGATGTCAATGCTACTGCGGATGTGGCAAGGGGAAGTATGAATCTTACGGAGAGTAAGCCACTTGAAAATGGGTATCGTTTTGTCTGGGAGTTTACACCAAGCCAGGGAAATGGAACCATTGCAGCGGTGGCACTGACTTCCAAACAGGGCGGTGTGGCTGCTTATGGCAGTATGGAGAATTCCAAAGCTGCCTTCTATCAGATCATGGAAACAAGACTTGAGACGCAGACCGTGGAGGAGCTTGCAGAGCTGTTCAGTGCGGTGGAGGTGGATTTTGAGAACAATATCCTGATTAATATTCGATTCCAGGATAGTTCCGTGATTATCCATAAGAGAAGGCTTCCGGTGTTTACACTGGGACTGAATGACAGACTGAATGATACCACGAATGACCTGCTGGAAGAGAAGGTGATTCCCTGCAGTACTTTTAAGTTTATTGGAAGCTATACACCTTATGGAGATTTTCTGGATGGGCATGACGGATACTGGTATGGGTTTGCTAATCAAGCAAATTCCTCAGGGGATGCCAAGATGTACTGGGTGAAGATTAAGAAGGATGATTACACCATGACAGAAGGTGTATGGACCTTATCCAACTGTTATTTGAAGGCAATCGGGTATTTCAAGGTCGATACTTATGCACAGCGTGGTGTGAGAGGTGTCATCCGGAATGGCTATCTGTATCTGACTGCTTATGATGATGCAGGAATCTATAAAATCAATCTCAACAATTCCACGGATGTGACATTGATTCCTTTTGGATTTACTTCTGCCGGGAAGTCTCAGACCGGTTCCGGAACCTGTGCGAATTATCTGTTTATGGTAAATGACCTGATTATCGGATGGGATTATCAGATTAAGCCGGATGATACGGTAGTGCAGACGGTTGGAAGTACAAGGCTTCTGAATCTGGGTACGCCGCTTTTCCAGTACAAGGAATTCTGCTTTGGCTGGGGCGGTAACTATGGTTCGGATTACAGAATGTGCTTTCTGTTGACACCGTATCTGGCCAGTATCAACAATCTGAGTACTGCCGTGGTGAAGACTACGGATAAGACGATGAAGATTACCTATGAGCTGACGGAAGAGGACAGCTGATAGGGATGGAATTTTGGGATGAGGAAGTTGCTCTAAGAGGGGCAGCTGCTTTTTCTATATACATTTTAAGGAGGATGAGAGGATATGAAAGAGTTTTGGAGTATTGTGCAGTTGGTGTTTACGGGAATCGGCGGCTGGCTTGGCTACTTCCTGGGAGGGTGTGATGGTTTGATTCTGGCATTGCTTTTATTTGTGGTGGCGGATTACATCACGGGAATTATGTGTGCGATTTCCGATAAGAAGCTCTCTTCGGAGGTTGGATTCAAGGGAATCTGCAGAAAGGTACTTATCTTTATGCTGGTAGGAATTGCAAATGTGTTGGATGTGCAGGTCATCGGAAATGGTTCTATTTTAAGAACGGCGGTGATCTTTTTCTATCTCAGTAATGAGGGGATTTCATTGCTGGAAAATGCGGCTCATTTGGGGTTGCCGATTCCGGAGAAGCTTAAGAAAGTGCTGGAGCAGCTGCATGACCGCAGTGAAGAGGATAAGGATGGTGAGTGATTATGGGATTTACGAATAGTCCTTTAGTGGCGTTTACGCTGCTTAGTCCGAATCATTCCGGACAGCGCACAAAGAGGATTGACAGAATATCACCGCACTGTGTTGTTGGACAGTGCAGCGCAGAAGGCTTGGGGGATTGGTTTCAAAGGCCGTCAACCCAGGCCTCTTCCAATTATGGCATTGATAAGGATGGCAGGGTTGGCATGTATGTGGAAGAAAAGAATCGTTCCTGGTGTACTTCCAGCAATGAGAATGATCAGAGAGCAGTTACCATTGAGTGCGCTTCCGGCAAGGCGGAACCTTATGCAATGAATGAGGTGGTCTATGACAGGCTGATTGACTTGTGTGTGGATATCTGCCAGAGAAATGGCAAGAAGAAGCTGCTTTGGTTTGGAGATAAGGACAAGTCTTTGAGCTATCAGCCGAAGGAGGATGAAATGCTCATCACGGTTCACAGATGGTTTTCCAATAAGAGCTGTCCGGGGAACTGGCTTTATGCAAGGCTGGGTGATTTGGCTACGAAGGTTACAGCGAGACTTAGCGGTGAAGAAGCAGAAGCGATTCCTTCAGGGATGCAGGCGAGAGAGTTTGTTTCACTGTCTGAGGAACAGGTGATTGCAAAGGTTGGTGCTTTGTTTACGGCTGATCAGAAGGAGAGTGGTATTCTGGCATCTGTATCTATGGCTCAGTTTATTTTGGAGAGTGGTTATGGTAAGAGTGAACTTGCTCAGGGGGCGAATAACTGCTTTGGAATGAAGAAATCACTTTCAGGCAATACCTGGGGTGGTTCTACCTGGGATGGCAGCTCTGTTTATACAAAGAAGACTCAGGAGCAGAATGTGGATGGAAGCTATGTGACCATTACTGCTGATTTCCGAAGATATGGTTGTGTGGAGGATTCCATTGCAGACCACAGTGCTTATCTGCTTGGAGCGAAGAATGGCAGCAAGCTTAGATATGATGGCTTGAAGGGATGTACAGATTATAAGAAGGCTGTACAGATTATCAAAGACGGTGGATATGCTACGAGCCTTACTTATGTGGACAAGCTCTGCAGCATTATTAAGAGATGGAAACTGACTCAGTATGATATGGCCGGCGAGGCTTCGGATGTGGTGAAGTATTATCGTGTAAGGAAGAGTTGGGAGGATGCAAAATCTCAGCTTGGTGCTTATACGGTGCTTGCCAATGCAAAGGCTATGGCTGATAAGCATCCGGGGTATGAGGTGTATGATTGGAATGGAAGGCAGGTTTATCCTGAGGTGGCAGAAGGTGCTACAAGTGGGATGAGCAATGCCGATTGCCCGTTCTTGGTGAAGGTTAGTATTTCTGATCTGAATATCAGGAAGGGTGCTGGAACTAATACGGCTAAGACAGGGCAGTACACTGGAATAGGTGTATTCACTATCGTTGAAGTCAGAGAAGGTAAAGGCTCTGATGCCGGATGGGGTAGACTTAAATCCGGTGCCGGGTGGATTGCTTTGTCGTATTGTGAAAGAGTTTAA